TCATACCCTTCTCCTCATATTTTGATACCAGTTTTGCCTGTAAACTTACAGACACATTTAGATATGTACTGTCTTGCCAACATTGGCGGTTGCACCTTTGTTGTTCAAGATGCACCACAAGACAGGTACAGACCAAGTACCCCACCCACCTACATAGCCATCGGTTAGCATGACTACGCATTCAGGTTTGATACCATGCTCGTTAAGATATTGAGATACACAGGTTGCGTCAGTACCCCCACCCCCTGCAGGTTTAGTTGCATGTACCAATCCGTCTAGTTCATCTTGTAGATAAACTTCTTGCTTACGCACTTCAGTATCCCAATAAAGTAATCTCACCTTGCTAGGTTTAACTGTGTCACAAATACCCTTGATCTCGGATAGGAAAGCATTTAGATCTTCCTGTCCAATAGAACCTGACGTATCTATACCAATAACAATCTCCCCCAGTGATTCACTGATAGCTGACGGCATGAGTATGTCCATACCAATGTAACGACGATTAGGTCTGCGCCATGTTGAATAGTCTTTACCTGCACAAGTTGTTGTTACGAAATCACGTAGTAACTCCCGCCAATCTTGCTTTGGATCAAGTAACTCACCAATATCACGATTAGCACCTGTGCCTACCTTGCCTGCTAAGATCGCACCCTGACGTAATGCACTGTCAATTTCTTTGGCTAGATCTCTCTGCTCTTGCTCAGACATTTCCTGTGCTTCATCCCACTTGTGTTCATCAAAGGGGTTGTACTCGTCACCATCACCCCCTTTTGGTCTTGACTGTAATAGCTTGAACACTTTAGCTGAGTCCATATCTGCAAACGAATTGTCTATCAATGCACCATCAGGTATCTTGATCCACCCTACTTTGCATGCATCTGTGTTAGCAAGTTTATGGTTGATAACATAATCACAGGCACGATTAGCTTTGTCATGATCCACATCATGTAGATGTTTCCATGTAGTAAGGTGCTTGTACATCTTGTGATAACACTCATGCAATACAACGAACCGGAACTCGGCATCGGATAGTTCATCTACAAACTTCCTACCATATGCCTCGTCACGACCATTGGTACATGCAGTCTTTACCTTTTCATCTATGATCTTTGTGCCGATCATGAGTACACCTGTCAAGGCAATGAACTCGTCACGACCAATGATGTCAATGACTGCTTTGCGTAATCTTTGTTCTGCCACGAGTGGCTTACCTATTGATAACATAACATTCTCCTGTAAGGTTACGGATTACTTCTTGTCCGCAGTGAACATGTAATTGTTAGCCATGCACCAATCGGTAAACTTCTTATTGGTCATGACCAAACCTTGCTTCTTGTACTTCGGACTACGAACCTGCATAGCAAAGAACCCCTGTGATTCAGAATCCAAACGATTGAGGTAAGTCATCCACGGATCTACAAATTCTTTAGACATAGTAGACAATGCTCGGTGTACCACCATCATGATTGCTGATGAGGTTTCGGGTAGCTTGGCGGTTTCAGGACTTGTCCTAATTTCTTCCTGCTTGGGCAACTGATCAACCAGTTCGATAAAGCTACGCAAGTCTGCCCCTGCCTTTGCACCAATTGTCCCCATAAGGTTACTCTGAAGTGCGTTAGATGTGATCTCATCTTTAGCCCATAACCAATTACTTGCCAATGCCAATGATCGTGGTGTAACAAACGAGGGTCGTTGTGCCTTTGGATGGAAGATGTATGGGTTATCGTCAGGATTCTGAACATCCTCGAAAGACTGGAACAACTTGTCCCCTTCTTCTGCCACCCACATGATCAAGGCGGGATGTATCCCATTGTTATAGGCAAAGTTCTCGATCCACAATTGTGGTGTAGGTTTAGCCATACGAACCACAGTAATACGATTGCGGTGATGTGGCATTAGTAAGTCACCCACCCCCTCACCACCTAGGTTAGTAGTAGCAAACACGATAGACCCTTCGGGTAACTTCTTACCACCTACCTTATGACTGAGCATAGTCTCCATACAGGCATTCTTGACAGACGGATTCATCTTGCCGTACTCGTCGAACATGAGAATGACAGGCTTGCCATGATGTAGACCAAACTCTTCATTCGGCACAAATCGTACGAACTGGGCATCGTCATCCATGCCCAAGATTTTGGGTATATATAGATCACCCAAGTCTTTTGTTGTGCCATCGAATAGACAAGGCACATGCGTAGGTAGTTTCTCTGCCAATATCTTAAGGATTGAGGATTTACCTGTACCCATGTGACCCATGACTAGAGTCGTACCATTGCGGTTTGCCAAGAGGGACTGAACAATCTCGTCGATTGATTGCTCGTACAAACGTTCGGCGGTGATTACTGATTTAGACATAATAATTCTCCTGTTATTAAGTTAGGGTGTAATACATTGAAGTGAAATGCGCAGTAAGTACGATCAATTACCAAGACATTTCTTTGAGCAGGGCATCTACCTTGCTCTTAGTATCTAGTCGTAAATCGTCATCTTCCCGTAGTGCATCGGGTGTTATCCCAAGTAAAGCATTCTCAATCTTGACCTTGGCTTGTTTCATCTTCGGGTCGTCAGTTACATTGAACTTGTCAAGCAGGGCAACCATCTCTGTAACATTACTGACAAGTGTGTCCCTGAAAATCTGCTTCTTCTCACCATCTAGCTTGGAACTCATGCTCTTTAGTGCCTCATGGGTACGAGTCCACACATCCTTGTAAGCTAGTTCAAGGTTATCGCTGTAAGCTTTGGCATAGGATTCCTTAAGAACCTGCTGTGCATCATTGCCAATCTGAACCCTAAAGTCCCCCACCTCAGGCACAGGGGAATAGCGGATTGAGAATCGGTACTTGTCCTTAATATCTTCCTTGCTAGGGTAGTCTGTCGGATCGAACAATGTGCCAAGCTTAACCTTAGACCTTACGATCATGTTGTCCCAATCGGCAAGTGCTAAGTCCACTAGGCGGTAAAACTCATGTTGGTAGCCGGTCATCTCTTTCTCATAGTCAAAGAATAAAGATGTTGTCAGTAACCTTACCCCACTATCTGACCAAGGCATAGTTATAAAGTAATGCCTAGTCCGTGCGTTACCTGCGTACTTACCAATTGCATCGAATGTCGGTTCGTCGGCAAATAACTTCTTGTGGTAGTTACCTGCTCTTGTGGTGGTATGTTTCTGTACGTCAATTTCGGCTGACACACTCTTGTCAAACTTGCGACCTGTCCACACACTAATGTTTAACTCCACTAGCATGGCACTACTGCTGATACTCGGTGCTGATACAACGGGTTCTGTAAAGTTACAGACAACTTCGTTTACTGTTTGATTCATGTTATTCTCCTGTTTTAATTTAAGTAACATCTACTACTCTCTACAACAATTTACCACCATATAATATATTATACCAAAGTCTACTACCTGTGTCAAGTTTCTACGACCCATTACGCAACCCACCCATATGGGTACGGGGTATAACTAGGATGATCCTTTCCTCATCCATTGATTGCAAGGTTACATCGTGGTTTGTCCAACACACTATGCAATAGGTTCTTTTGCCTATGCGTTTGATCTGTCCTGTTCTCATGGCAACACCACCGTCCAAGCTATATAGATACCAAGAGCAACGAGGGGCACAACCCATATGCAGTCACTGCACCACCTCTTAAGATCTTCCCATTCATTCTTGTTCATACACAATCTCCTTTAGTTTGATTAGTTCCTTCTCTACTACATCTCTGCCGTACTGCTCACGAATGGCAACGATTCTGTCTGCCTTGTCCTTATTTAATAAGAACTGTGCCCGTGTTTCGTTTGAATAGGCAACCGCCAAGATCGCCTCAAGTAAAAACAATTTATCTTCTGCTTTCATATTCTTAAGTCCTCAATAAATGTGATTCGTCCCGTTTCAGGGTCAAAGTTATATGCAAGTCCTTGCTGATGTTTAGGGTTTCCCCACATACCTTGTAACTGCCACCAAACACTTGAATACTTCTTACTGTGCCAATACTTGACTGCCTCGTCAAAGGTATACCATCTGTGCGATCCGGATACCTTGTCAGGGTTTGCATGGGTAAAGTCCATCATCAGTTTGATCAAAGCCACCCTCTTTTTGGCTGTAAGCTTACGGGGATAACCGGCACTCAATAGCCGTACAATATCTTTCTCGGTCATCTGTGGTATACCTCTCCAATCAGGGGCTAGTTCGTTATAAACATCTTCCATGCGTTCCGCTTTGCTTTTACTCATGTTGTCCTCTTGGGGTTAAGTTGTTTGAGCATAGCCATATCGGTGATACAGATATAGTTAGACTTGTTTAGTGGTGCTATGGTGAACTTACGATCCTTAGCTATCTCGTCACCACAATCAAGGCAAACGGCATAGCCAATGTCAAGACGAGCTAAGTCGTACTGATCACCACACAATTTACATGTTGGTATGTGTTTCATGATTTGATGATCTCCCCACTCGATTCAAATTCTTTCCATGCTTGGCAAGTCGGGCAAAGGCGGTCATAGTCGGGGCATCTTTCACCCCAGTACTGAATCATTGCTTCCTCTGCATCGTCTGCCTCACAAGCTTTAGCCCATTCGTGGTTTAACCACGCATCAAGATCTATGTTCATGTGCGTTCCCCTAAAGCTACAAGTCCAGTAATACCTGATTGAGCAATGCGTTTCATTTGCTCAGTTGTGTAACAAGATGTTTTGGTATGTGGGTGCAGTTGGCTAAACTGCTTGGAAGTTGAGCGAGAGTATTTATCTGCGTTCTCGTACCATTGGGGACTTTGCCCATCTAACCATTCGGCAATGAACATAGGGAAATGATAGCCGTATGAATACACGACATAGCGGTGAGTCAAGGTGTTGCCCTGTGGTGTGTTGTACTCGGCAAAGGTATTACTCCCCTTGAAAGGGGTAAGTTCCTGTACTTTTGCTCGTGCTTTGATATTACTGATTTTTACTTGTTTCATGGTGTCACTCCCGTTAGATGATAGAGAAGGCGGATTCGTCGCCATCGTAGAACCAATTGGTATACGAATAGATACCATTGGCATTGTGGCAATTGCCACCGAATAGAGGCATGGATACGGATTCCTCTAGCCCTGCGGATTCCAACGAAACAAACAAGCCCTGTTCCTCGGCTACTTCTTCCCATTGCATTTCGTCAACGAGATCAAACTGCGGTACTTGATTCATGTGATTCTCCTGTAAGGTTACTGCTAAGTTTTAGGGTTTACTGCGTATAGTCGGTAGATATTTTTTGACTATACTTCTATTGTAACATATTAAGGTGTGAAAGTCAAGTAAACTGTATCAAAGTCTATCAAAGAATGTAATGTACCGATTGAACCTATTTGTTCTTATTATGTAGTTATGTAAGTTATTGATTTTCTAGTATTGTTCTTAATGAGGGGTCTCAAAACATATACACAAGGACTTTTTTTAGTTCTCCTTCAGTCCCTTGCAGAAAAGAATTTAAGAACAAATTTAAGCAAAAGTGCTTGAGTATCCAAAATGGACAGAACAAAGCGAACAATATAACTTTATCCTTATAAATCAACGGGTTCAGACAGAACAATATGACCGAACAAATGGGTTCAATACAGAACAATATGCTAGGGTAAACACCTATGGTTTTGCTATTGACAAATGCCAAAAATACTTTTAACCTGTACACAGGTTAAAACAAAGTTCTCCGTAAGCTTACAGGCAACTTTGGTCACTGGCATCTACTAGTAGGATGTTTCTCCGTAAGCTTACAGGCAACTCCGGTCACTGGTCTCTCTTGGTGTAACCTTACAGGTAAAGTTGTCGTGTGATGTTAAGCCGAATCTAATTGTCCCTATGCTGCTTGCTACTTAAGTCACTGGTTTCTTTCGATAAAATGTTGCGTTGCAATATTTATCAGGTAAAAAAAGAGAGCGAAAAAAAACCCGCCGAAGCGGGTTAAGATGTTACCTGTAAGCTTACTGTTATTTCGTATCCTTAACATACTTATGGATATTTAAAGCTTTTAATACTTTGAGATCGTCAACAATACCCGCATATGGGTTTGTTTTTTCTTCACTTAAACGATCCATTGCACTAAGTACTTCACGAAGAGCCATTACCATTTGACTGGCGGGTTTTTTCTTACCACTAGTATTACCACTATTTTTAGCCTCTTCAAGGGATTGCATCGCCTTTTTGATATTACTGTAAGTATTATCTACAGAATTTTCAATCAATACTTGGCGTACAGCGATTTGGGTTTTATTTAAGCTATCAGTATTAGAACGAATAAGCTTTTTACTATCATCATCAAGACCTTCAATAATGAATTCGCAAACTGTATCCCTAAAAGCTAAAAGGGATTTATCCTTTTCAAGCTTACCTACAAAATGGTGAGAGCGCTTACCATTACTCCAGAGCATTTCACATAACTCTTGGTTTTTATTGGCGCTCTTTTGCTTGAGACCTGCTAAAGCGCTAATCAAAGCGCCTTCGTCTTTTGATACAGTTAAGACGGGATTAGCGGGTATTGGTTCACCAAGCATAGACTTTACTTGTTGCCCTAATGCTGATATTACTGGCTCACCACTTGATGTTAATGGTGTTAATGCTTTTTTACTTGCTTTCATTTTTAATACTCCATTAGTGATTAAGAAAATAATCTGAATCAATATCTCGATTCATTAATAACAGTATACCATAGTATGTTAACGATTGTCAAGCTTTAATACAATCCAGTAAGCTTACTGGCAACTCTGTACGCTAAGGGTTTACCCTGACCCCACCCCCCAAATTCTAGTTTAGTTACATACGCTAGGTTTGGTTTGCTATTACGCACGAGCATTGTCCAATTTTTAAGAATCGACATAGGAAACACCCCCCGTCATGTTTTTTAAGTACCTAGCTAAAAAAATTTTTATATTGACTTTTTTCGTTTTCCTATATACTTCGCTAGTCATCCCTCATCTAGCATTGGACATAAATGCAACAACTACAAGTTGAGCCTGATTTATTCATACCATTTCCAGAAGACAACCCGACCCTAGCTAACTTTAGAGAACGGGCAGAAGCAGCCTGCAAAACAGCAGATTTGCTAGAGCTTGACGTTAACCCTACAGAAGAAGACCTGCTAGTTGCAGAGACTGTTGCCTATTCTGTGGCACAAGACGAAGACCAAGTAAATAAGAAGCTAACCTCTAAAAAGGCATCCCAGCTAAAGCCTGCTACGTATTACCAAGTAAATGGCATCCTTAAAGAGTTTTCGACAAAGGTTGTTGAAAATGCCACACAAATACGCCTATTAGTAACAAATAAGCTACTACTTGAGTCAGAAAACGAGGACCCAAAGATACGTATCCGTGCCTTGGAATTACTAGGAAAAATCACCGATGTGGGCTTGTTTACTGAGAAGTCTGAGGTTACTATTAACCATAGGTCAAACCAAGAACTGATGGACAGTTTGCGGGCTAAAATCCATAAATTAATGGCTCCCACTGAGGTAGAAGACGTAAAAACCATCAAAGTAAACGGGGAAACCGTTGATTTAGACGCAGAATTAGGCATTGTAGACGAGGAAAAAACCGAGGAAGTTAAAGATGACGGCGACAGCAAACCAGCTTGAAAGCCTCACCGATGAAGAACTTAAGTTCTTATTGGACAATTTGGATAAATTTGATGAGGTAGATGCCGAAGAAACAGAGTTTGTTCTTGATGAGATAGATCGTCGCAAAGAAGCCAAGGCTGCTAGGCTTGATCTAATAGAGTTTTGTAAGAAAATGCAGTCCGATTACAAGGTTGGTAAGCACCACCGCAGGTTGGGTAACCTCCTTATGGAGATTGCTGAAGGTAAAAAGAACCGAATTGTAGTCAATATACCTCCACGGCATGGTAAATCCCAGCTTGTATCTATCTACTTCCCTGCATGGTTTCTTGGCAAATACCCCGATAAGAAGGTTTTAATGGTCTCCCACACGACTGATCTTGCTGTGGACTTTGGTAGGAAAGTGAGGAACTTAATTGATAGCCCCGCATATAAAGAGATTTTTCCAACCGTTACTTTGGCGCAAGATAATAAGTCTGCTGGGCGTTGGAATACTAATGCTGGTGGTGAGTATTTTGCTTGTGGTGTGGGTTCTGCCCTTGCTGGTCGTGGAGCTGATCTATTACTGGTGGACGACCCCCATAACGAGCAGGACATCATCAATGGGAACTTCGATGTATTTGAGAAAGCGTATGAATGGTTCACCTACGGAGCAAGAACACGCTTGATGCCGGGTGGTAGAGTCGCTATAGTACAAACTAGGTGGCATCAGGATGACCTGACAGGTAAGGTTGTTCGGGATATGACCCAGAATGATGAAGCGGATCAGTATGAGCTTGTTGAATTTCCAGCGATCTTTAATGAAGGAACAGATAAAGAAACAGCTTTGTGGCCAGAATGGCTGTCATTGGCCTCTCTGCGTCAAACTAAGGCTTCTATGCCTGTGTTCCAGTGGAACGCTCAGTATCAACAAAACCCAACCGCTGAAGAAGCCTCTGTTGTAAAGCGTGAATGGTGGAATTGGTGGAAAAAAGAAGACCCACCTACCTGTGAATACGTAATTATGAGCCTAGACGCTGCGGCAGAAACCCATAACCGTGCTGACTTTACTGCAATAACAGTTTGGGGTGTATTTTTTAATGAAGAAAACGACTGTCACAACATTATTTTGCTTAATAGCATCAAAAAACGATTAGAATTTCCAGAATTAAAAGATTTAGCGTGGCAAGAATGGCAAGAATGGCAACCCGATGCGTTCATTGTGGAGAAAAAATCGGCAGGAACAGCGTTATATCAAGAATTACGGCGTACAGGCATGCCTGTTACGGAATACACACCCCATAGGGGTAGTGGTGACAAATTAGCTCGGTTAAATAGCGTAGCGGACATTGTAAAAAGTGGATTAGTGTGGGTTCCTGAGACACGCTGGGCTGAAGAAGTAGTAGAAGAGATTGCAGGATTCCCGTTTATGAGTCATGATGACTTGGTAGACTCAACGGTAATGGCGCTAATGCGCTTTAGGCAGGGTGGATTTATAAAATTACCAAATGATGAACCGGATGAAATAAAACTTTTTAAAAGTATCCGGTCCAAAGGATACTATTAAGGATAGATTATGTCGATTGAAAAAAGCCTATACCAAGCCCCTGTCGGATTGGATTCTATTGTTGAAGAAGAACCCATTGAGATTGAGATCGAAGATCCAGAGTCAGTCAAGATTGGGATTGACGGTATGGAGATTGAAATAGAACCTGCCGAACCCTCAGACGAAGATTTTGATGCCAACCTTGCGGAGTATATGAGTGAGGGGGATTTAACAGAGATTGCTGGTGATTTATTAGGTGACTTTGAAGATGATGTGTCTGCCCGTAAGGACTGGATACAGACTTATGTAGATGGTCTTGAGTTGTTGGGTATGAAGATCGAAGAGAGAACAGAACCATGGGAAGGTGCTTGCGGTGTCTATCACCCACTCTTATCTGAAGCCCTTGTTAAGTTCCAAGCTGAAACTATTATGGAGACGTTTCCAGCTGCAGGTCCTGTAAAAACTTTAATTGTTGGTAAAGAAACGCCTGAAAAGAAAGATGCAGCACAACGAGTTCAAGATGACATGAACTATCAGTTGACTGATGTTATGACTGAGTATCGCCCTGAGCATGAACGCATGATTTGGGGATTAGGACTATCAGGCAATGCGTTTAAGAAAGTCTATTTTGATCCTGCACTTGATCGTCAGGTGTCAATGTTTATTCCTGCAGAAGACATCGTTGTTCCTTATGGAGCCTCAAGCTTAGAGCAGTCCCCTCGTGTGACGCACGTGATGCGTAAAACTGAAAATGAAGTGAAACGACTTCAATTTGCAGGCTTTTACAGAGATATAGATCTTCAGGAGCCAAGTGGAGCATTGGACGAAGTTGAGAAGAAGATTGCCGAAAAAATGGGTTTTAGAGCAACTTCAGACGACCGTTACAAGCTTTTAGAGATGCATGTAGATCTTGATTTGCCCGGTTATGAAGACAAAGACAAAGATGGAGAGTTAACAGGCATCGCCCTACCGTATGTTATAACGATTGAAAAAGGGACTCAAGAAGTCTTATCAATCCGCAGAAACTGGAGACCTGAAGATGACACTCATCAAAAAAGGAATCATTTTGTCCATTATGGATATGTGCCGGGCTTTGGCTTTTATTGTTTTGGGCTTATCCACCTTGTCGGTGCTTTTGCTAAGTCTGGTACTAGTCTTATTCGGCAGCTCGTGGATGCTGGAACCCTTGCAAACTTGCCAGGCGGCTTTAAGACCCGTGGCTTGCGAGTCAAAGGTGATGACACCCCGATAAGTCCAGGTGAGTTCAGAGATGTAGACGTACCGTCAGGAGCAATCAAAGACAACTTGATGACCTTGCCATACAAGGAACCAAGCCAAGTTTTATATCAACTGCTTGGGACTATTGTTGAAGAAGGTAGACGTTTTGCATCGGCAGGGGACATGAAAGTATCTGACATGAGCGCTCAAGCTCCTGTAGGCACAACCCTAGCAATTCTTGAAAGAACTTTAAAAGTGATGAGTGCAGTGCAGTCCCGCATTCATTATTCAATGAAACAAGAGTTAAAGCTTCTTAAAGAGATTATTCGTGACTACACGCCTGATGAATACAACTATGAGCCTGAAGAGGGCAGTCGCAAAGCAAAGAAAAGCGACTATGACATGGTTTCGGTCATTCCAGTCTCAGATCCTAATGCAGCGACAATGGCGCAGAAGATCGTACAGTACCAAGCAGTACTCCAGTTGGCTCAAGGTGCGCCACAGATCTACAATCTCCCGCAACTCCACCGACAAATGCTAGATGTGTTGGGAATTCGCAACGCTCAGAAACTTATTCCGTTACAAGAAGATCAGAAACCAAAAGATCCAGTCACAGAGAATATGGACGTATTAATTGGTAAACCACTTAAAGCGTTTATTTACCAAGACCAAGATGCACATTTAATGTCCCACAATAGTTTCTTGCAAGACCCTATGACACAACAAATGATTGCCCAAAATCCAATGGGGCAGCAGATTGTAGCAGGGTTGCAGGCTCATATAGCCGAGCATTTTGGCTTTAAATACCGTCAACAGATTGAGCAGCAGATGGGTGCGCCTATTCCTTACCTTAAAGATGAGGATGAGACAATCCCTGAGGAATACGAAGTTCAGTTGTCTAGATTGGTAGCTCAGGCTTCTGCCCAGTTGTTACAACAGAATCAAGTTCAAGCTGCTCAGGCACAGGCTCAACAACAGATGCAAGATCCGATTATCCAGATGCAGATGCAAGAATTACAGATTAAGCAGCAGGAAGTTCAGCGTAAAGCACAAAAAGATCAAACAGATGCTCAGTTCAAAGCACTGGAATTGGCTTTAGAAGAAGAGAAAATGAAAAACCAAGTAGAGCTTGAGGGTAACAAACTTGGAGCTAAGATTGCTAAAGAGAGGGATGAGCTAGATCGTAAAGATCAAATAGAAGGTACTAAGATAGGTATTGATATGGCAAACAAAAAAGACAAAGTTGATGTCCAAAAAGGTCAAATAGCTGCACAGTTAATAGCTGCTCAAATGAATTCAGCTAAACAGAAAAAGGATAGCAAATGACAGGATTAGAACTTTTAGTTAAACAATTAGACGAAAAGATAGAGCAATTAAAAGAATCGGTAGTTGTAGGTAATTTAGATCACGTTCAGTATCAAAAACTTTGTGGGGAGATTAGAGGTCTGCTTACCGCAAGGGGTTACGTATTAGACCTCAAAGACAAACTGGAGAATACGGATGAGTGAAACGCTAGACTTAAATAAGGCGGTGGATTTGGCGCAGCTGCTTGATAAGTCAAATGAAGAAAAAGCAACACAACTACCTAAACCTTCTGGATACCGCATTTTATGTGCTATTCCTGAAGTGGAAAAGGAACATGATGGTGGGATTCTAAAAGCAGACGAGACCCTACGATATGACGAACTTTTGACAACGGTGTTGTTTGTAGTAGATATAGGTCCAGATTGCTACAAGGATCCAGTACGGTTCCCAACGGGGGCTTGGTGTGAAAAGGGTGATTTTGTCCTTGTTAGACCAAATGCTGGTACTCGATTAGTAATTCATGGGCGGGAGTTTCGCATCATTAATGATGATTCCGTAGAAGGTGTAGTTGACGATCCACGTGGTATTAAACGTAAATAAGGAGCTGACGATATGGAAAACTATAAATTTCCTGATGAAGTAGATAACGTAAAAGACGAAGGTAAACCCACAGAAGAAGTAGAATCTAAGGGTAAACCCGTAGAAGAAGACGATAAAGTTGAGATTGAGATTGAAGATGACACCCCTGAAGAAGATAGAGGGCGTAGAGCTTCAAAACCAGGTTTTATTGATAAAGTTGAAAAGGACGAATTAGACCTATATTCCGATGAAGCAAGAAGCAAAATTGATGCTTTTAGGAAGTTTTACCATGATGAACGCAGACGTGCAGACGCTGCCGAACGTGAACGCCAAGAAGCTCTTAATGTCACCAAAAAGCTCTACGAAGAGGTAAAACAGCTAAAAGGTAGGGTTAATTCTAGTGACGAAGCGGCAATTACCTCGTTTAAAACGAGTGCTGAACATGAACTAGAAATGGCTAAAAAGGAATATAGAGAAGCTTATGACGCTGGAGATTCCGAAAAATTAGTCGAAGCACAGGATAAATTGACCTCTGCCAAGATGAAAATTGAGAAAGCCTCTAACTACGCTGAAAATATAAATCAACGAAAGGCTTTACAAGAGCAAGAAAATGAAGTAAAAATACCTCAACAGACGGAAGCAGCCCCTGTCCGTGACCAAAAAGCTTCGGCTTGGCAAGAGCGTAACTCTTGGTTTGGTCAAGATGACGAGATGACAAGCCTAGCCTTAGGGTTACACGAGAAGCTTGTTAAAGAAAACGGTATGGCGTATGCTACGACTAACGAGTACTACAAGCGCATAGATGAAACTATGCGTAGGCGTTTTCCTGAAAACTTTCAGGATGAAAAAGTTGACGATGATAGGAACACGGTTCGGTCTAATAAGCCGAGTACAGTAGTTGCATCTGCGAGTAGGAGTACTTCTTCTAAAAAGATAAAACTGAATACGTCACAATTATCTATAGCAAAGAAGTTAGGACTAACACCAGAGCAATACGCCCGTGAACTTATGAAAATGGAGGCTTAATATGGCTAACAACAGAATTACTCGTGAAGCAGATACTCGTGCAACAAGCGAACGTCCTAAGCAGTGGGCGCCAGCAGAATTGCTCCCTGAGCCTGACAAACAGGCTGGGTATTCGTATAGATGGATTCGTACTTCAACGCTGAATCAGGCGGATCCCCGCAATCTCTCTGGGAAACTAAGAGAAGGCTGGGAACCTGTAGCAATTGAAGAACAACCCAAGTTTCAACTGCTAGTTGATCCCAATAGTCGCTTTAAGGACAAT